CGTGTCCAGCAATTCCGCTTCTTTGGTATTCCTGGCCGCCAGGCGTACCGCGAGCTGCGCCTGCTGGCCGGTCAGGCTGCCAGGGCGCAGGGTGACAAGAAGGCCGGCGCGCCCGTACTGGAAAACCAGCGTCTGGATGCAGTGCTGGCCGCAGCTGATGCTGGCTGTTTTGCCACCTATATCATGAAGCAGGGCGGCGTTCTTGTTCCTCGCAAGCATCACCTGGTCAGAACTGCCTATGAGCTGAACGACGAGCCGAGCGCTTACGGCGATCACGGTGTTCGTATTTATGGCATCTGGTCCCCGATCATTGAGGGCCGGATTTGCACTCATGCAATGAAGTGGAAAATGGTTCGTAAAGCCGTTGACCTTCAGGAGGCGACAGCCGACCAGGGCGCTTGCGCCCCTTGGACTCGTGGCAATAACTGTCCCCCTGTTGAAAATTTGAACCAAACAGGGGGTGAAGTACCGGATATTACGTCCATGAATGAAAAGGCGCTACAGGACTATCTGCACGGCATGGGCAAAAAGGAACGGCGGGAGCTGGTCGCCCGGCTCAGGCTGGTAAAACCGAAACGGAAAAAGGTTTACAAGCAGGATATTTCGGAGCAGCAGCGCCTGCAGCTGGAGTATGAGCTGCGGTCCAGAGGATTCGATGGCAGTGAGTACGAGGTGAATTTACTTTTACGCGGTGGCAGTCTTCCATCAGGGGGAGGGCTGCGCATCTTTTACCAGAACGAGCGGCTGCGCGAGGATGACAAGTGGCGTCAGTATTACTGACAAACCGAAAATATTTCCTGTCTTTGACTCATATCAGGGCTTTCTTATTGAAGTCCAAAAAAGCGTTTTACATTTAGAAATCGGTACTATACTGTATATATAAACAGTGGATATGCATACAGTTACCTTGTGTAAGTGGCCGTAATAGGAGGGAAAATGCAGGATTATCTTTTGGAGTCGTTGAAGCTCCAGCGCATTGATTTTTTTATCAAGCTTGTAGCGGCTAGTGAGTGCAGCGACGAAGAAAAGAGACTGGCTATCCAATGGGTGTCCGAACTGACCGACGAGCTGATGGCGAAAATACGCAGCCATGAATGCTGTCGGTCGATGGACGTCACCAGTTAAGGGAAATCTGTATGCGCATTGAAATAATGATCGATAAAGAGCAGAAGATTAGCCAGGCTACACTGGACGCCCTTGAATCCGAGCTTTACCGAAATTTGCGCCCCTTGTATCCCAAAACGGCAATTCGTATCCGCAAAGGTAGCGCCAACGGTGTTGAGCTGAGCGGGTTAAAACCGGATGAAGACAAAAAGCGAGTGATGGAAATTATGCAGCAGGTTTGGGAGGACGATAGCTGGCTGCATTAAGGAACGTTGCTGGCGTCAGGACTTGATCCTGATGTCAGCAAAGTTGAACAACGAGAGTAGCGAGGCGTTAGTGAAGGTAATGTTCGCCTCCAGTTCATAGTTTCTGCATTCATTGATACCATTTGTTTATAATTTATTGATATATTGAGATATTAATGACGAGGGATACCATGGATAACATTATGATTGATATGGAAACGCTAGGCGTTTCCGTATCCTCCCCGATAATTTCTATTGCAGCAGTCTTTTTTGAAACAGATGGTAGTGTTGGAAAAACGTTCTATCGCGTGGTGGACTTGAAGTCAGCACTTTCCAATGGGCAAGTTGAACCTTCCACACTATCTTGGTGGATGTCTCAGCCTGATGAAGCACGTAAGATTTTTTCCGATCCGAGCGCAACTTCTCTTGACCTTGTTTTGCGGGATTTAGATGCCTTTATCAAGGAAGCAGGCAACTCGGATAGCGTGAAAGTTTGGGGGAACGGCCCTTCTTTTGATAACGCCATTCTGGCTCAGGCGTATAAAAATTTTGACTTTTCGCTACCCTGGCGGTTCAGAAATGACCGTGATGTGAGGACCATTGTGGACTTAGCTAAATGCTTAAAAAACATTGATCCCCTTAAGTTGGCGGTTCGGGAAGGCGTTCATCACAACGCACTTTCAGATGCGCTGTTTCAAATTGAATGTGTTTCAATAGCTTATAGGGCACTTAAAGGCTAGGAAATGGCTATGCAGCTGATTGATGTAAGCGATTGGCGCAGGGATGATGAACACGGTATCTTCCCAATAGGCGCAAGGGACAAAAAAATGCTCTGGTCTCCAGAGCAGGAAATTGATGGGGTTAAACCAAACTGGCCATATCTCTTTAAGTTGTCTAGGGATGCCTATCCCGACCAATTTTGGATGGAAACTATCGCTTACATAGTTGGCTGCGCTATGGGCGTAGAAATTCCAAAAGCCATCCCCGCAGTAAGAGTGAATGAGGGTGGTTCAAGAGAGTATGGTGCGCTTCTTGAGTGGTTTTACGACAAAGAGTTTGAACATTTTGTCCATGCCTCAGATATTTTTCATGTATTGAACAAGGAGTTCGATGATGAATCAGGTAGGCATCATAATGTTGAAGATTTGAGGTTGATTTGCAGGACGCTGAGCATTCATGGAGTAATCCATACTGATTGGAACAGCTGGCTCTGCGATATGTTTTTACTGGATTCTCTCATCGGAAATAGCGATCGACACCAAGAAAATTGGGGATTTGTGTTCACAATTCATAAAGGTGCTGATGGCAAAGTTTTGCGTGATTTGGCTGGAAAGATAGTAACGACTGGAAAGCTATCACCGTATTTCGATAACGGAACCAGTTTAGGACATGAGAGGTTTCCTGATAAGGTTGCAGTATGGGATTGTAAAGCTCTTGATAATTACATTCAGAAAGGGAGCCACCATCTCAGATGTACAAGAACGGACACAAAGGCCAGACTTGGGCATTTGCAATCAATTCAAGAGTTAACTCATGAATCAGCAATGTTGCCACTAATTAATGAGCGACTAAGCTTTAACATAGATGATCTTTGCGGCAAAATACGCGCGCTCACGGACATAGATGCAGGAGAGGGGTCGCTTTCTTCAGCAAGAGCCGAGTGGGTGATTAGACTGCTAAGACGCCGACATACGAGGTTAAAACTAATAACTAACATGCGAACTATCAATCACATTGTCGAGCCATTGCGGTTGTGGCTTACATGGCAACCTGCAGGTGGTGGTTCTCGTTATGTCGTAGGGTATATTGATCGAATTGAGGGTGATCAATACACCTTCACGTACAATTTCGAGACTGATGATTTTAACGCGGCTGTTGAAAAAGGGTTCAACGGACATCCGGCATTTCAGTTCAAGCCGGAAGTGCACACAAATAACGTGCTTGAACCATTTTTACGCCGTTTACCGCCTAGGAAACGTAAGGATTTTGCTGAGTATCTGGCTCAGCATCTTTTACCTGCTGATTTTCCTGGGTCTGACTTTGCTTTACTCGGTTATACAGGTGCCAAGTCTCCCGCTGATGGATTTAGTTTGATCAACGACGCGTCAGTTTTTGAGCGCAGTTGCGAATTACTATTAGAGGTTGCTGGTACTCGTTACCAGAAAGACTTGGATCTCAACTTGGTTCAAGTTGGTGACTCTGTGGAGTTTGTTGCTGAACCAGACAACCCTCATGATAGCGATGCTGTAGCGGTTATGCATGCAGCAGGAAAGCTGGGATACGTAAACAAAGTTCATTGCAAAGCAGTAAAAGCCAGTGCTAAGGCTAAAAAGCTCAATGCCTTTGTAGCCAAAAAAAATGGCACTCAAGCGAGACCGTTAGTCTATCTGATCGTTGAATGTCAGTAGTGTGCATATTCATGCTGCATGGATCCGCATGATCGTTTGAGGATCGTTTTACCTGAAGCCCGCCAGTAATGGCGGGCTTTTGCTTATGTCATGCAGGTGCATGAAAACCGCTCCATAAAGCGGGCAGGCGTGGCGGGGCTACGAGCGCGCGGTTTTGGGGTTAATCGCGGTTTTGGCGCCTCAATGTTGGGCGGGCATGGTCATTTTTTGGGGCTGGTCGTGCGCGCCTGCGTCGTGGTGAGGCGCTGCGTTTCGTCGTGAGCTGCTAGGTGGCGAAAGCGTAGGACCGCTCAGCGAGGCGCTGAGGCGCTCTGATGGTGAGGCAGGGCATAAGGGAATAAAAAACCGCCCGGGGAAGGGCGGTTGATATCAAAGGTTGGGAGGTGGGCGTCAGTCATCATCGGTCAGGTAGGGGTCAAAGCGTATCACCTCATCACCCAGCCACTCGTTAACTTCTTTGATGTGGCCCTGCAGGGGGGTAAGTTCGTTGCGAACGAAAACGCGCGCCGCTTTTTCCACATCGCCAAACCCGCCGGTATTCGTTGGAATAATCCCCATCAGCTGCGGCGGCACGCGGTGAGCTGCCAGCATGTCATCACGGCTCACATTCTTGATGTTAAGAAACTCATCTTTCGCTGCGACTTCTGACAGCGGGATGATCTGAATGCCGTCTTTCTTGCCGTTCGGGCTGTACATAAACAGGTTGCGGAAGTTGCCTGGCCCTTTCGATTTTTTAAGTGCTTCGCGTATGTTGTCCACGTCTTTCTGATCGGCGGCGGGGTCGCTCATGTACATGATGAAACCAGCATGGCTACCGTTAAGGTAATATTTACGGCGAAAGAGCGTGGCCGATTCATTCAGCAGGGCGGAGGGAATGGCGGAGAGGTATTCCGGCATTCCGTAAAGCTCCTGGTTAACGTCGGGTTCCATCAGGTGAAACACGCTTCCCTCATCGAACTGATAGGGCTGTGAGTTGTAGCCATACTGTGCAAACCAGTAGGTGTCCGGGTCAATGCCACGACGGGTATATTTGGCAAGCGAGGCGCGCAGCTCCATGATCTGCCCTAACCGGTTCATGCGTTTTTCAAGGTAGGCATTACCAAATACCAGAAAGTCCTGGGCGAACCGGGAAAAGGCTTGTTTAGACAGCCAGCGGTGAGGGATGAAGGTACTGGTAAGAATATTGCGTTTTACCTGAATAGCGCTGGAGTGATGCACGGCGGCGCGGTAAGTTCGCGCCAGGCCATCCATGCTGATCGGTGGTTCGTACCAGCGGTCTACCTGCACGCACTCCAGGTAATCAAATAACTCCCGGCGGTCCATCACGGGGATCGGATCGCCAAACGTAAACGCCTCCGCATGTGCATTACTGACCATGTTGGCCGTATCGGTGGCGGTCTGGCCGCGCGGTGCCTTGCTGCGGTTTTTGCGGTTAGCCATTAAAAAATCTCCACGATGTTGCTGGTACTGGCGGAAGCTCCTGCCAGTGGTTCGTTATAAAGTGCGTGCATGGTTGCCCAGGCTAAATCCGCGTGGCTGGCTTCCTCTGTGCGGGCTGCTTCGTAGGTTGGCCGGTTGCCGCTGGCGGTGGTTGAACGGCGAATGGACATAAAGGACTGCGCGATATCCAGCATCCCCGCGTCAAATTCCAGACGGCGCCCGCTGATGATGTCGTAGGCTTTAAGCACCAGGGCATTTTTAACGGTCGGGTTGTAGACAAACTCACGCGCGGCAGGGAAGAACTGTTTAACCGTTTTGTAAACGCCATCGCCAACGCCGGTCGAGTCAATGCCAATGTAGGTCACGTTGTAGCGTCTGGTGATTTCCTCAATCGCTGAGGCCTGGGCGCGAAAGTCCATCCCGCGCCACTGGTGACGCTCAAGGATGCGAAATTTACCGCCGGGGACGACGGGAGGCGCAATGACCACGCAACCGGCGCTGTCACCGTTTTGCGTTCCTTTTGCCGGGTCATAGCCGATCCAGACAGGGTGGTATGCAAACGGACGCAGTAAAAGCGGTTCGAAATCGTCCCATACGTCCCAGCTGTCAACCATGCAGGACTGCAGCAACGCCAGTGGGAACACGGACGCCAGGTCGTCAACAAACTGACACATCAGCAGGTTGTTGTATTCGTCCGGGCTGTACTCCAGGCGCAGCTGGTCCAGGTCGAAAAGGTTACACCCGCCGTTTACGGCATCTTCAATGGTGACTATCTGGCGGTACTGGCCGTCAGGGCATAAAACGCCGTGTGCCAGGCTGCTGTGAGAAAGGTCAAATTCTACCCTGTCGGCTTTCGGGCGCCCTTTATTGAACAGGGCGCCAGACCAGAACGGGTAGGCGCTGTGCGTCAGGCTTGAAGGCGTAGAGAAATAGGTCTGGCGCCATTTTTTGTGCAGTGCCATACCGGAGGCCACCTTACGCAGCTCCTGGAATTTCGGTATCCAGAAATACTCATCAAGATACAGATTGCCGTGATAGCTCTGCGCGGTCCGGGCATTTGTACCGAGGAAGTAAAGACACGCGCCGTTAGGCAGCACCATCGGATCGCCTTTCAATTCAACGTCCACCTCTTTTGCGAAGTCGATGATGTACTGTTTAAAAACGTGCGCCTGCGCTTTACTCGCTGACAGAAAGATTTGATTTCGCCCCGTGGTCAGGGCGTCTATTAACGCTTCACGGGCGAAATAGTAGGTTGCACCGATCTGGCGTGACTTTAAGAGGTTGCGGATACGGTGTTTGATACCAGCGTCCCACCAGTGGCGCTGGTACTCGAACATACCGGCGCGGAAAATCTCTTCCAGCTTTTCGATCTGCTCGTCGGTAAACAGGTTTTTTTCCGGCGGTTTGCGCGGGCCTTTATTGCGGTTGGCCACGTTGGGGTTCAGGGCTGCTTCATTCCCGCCATTGTTAAATTTACCGATCCTGGCCTGTCGCTCGGACTGACGCGCCAGCAGGTCAATTTCTTTAAAATCCTTTCCTTCCTTCTGCTCCTTCATGACGAGCTGGCAGTAACGTGCGGCGGTGGTGAGCTGCATCTGATCCAGTGGGCCATATTCGCCCCACTTATCGCGTTTTTTCCAGCTGTGAACGGTTGCAACTTTCTCGCCCAGCATTTCAGCAATGCGGGCTACGCGGTATCCCTGAAAGTACATCAGCATTGCCTGACGACGGGGATCGAGGTCTGCGGGGGTCAGTGTTGTCATGGCACAAACATACGGCCTCAAATCAGCACTTTCCCCGGCTTCGCATTGTGTGGAAGTTCGCACAAGCCCAACGCGTTGTTTACACGCGCCCATCACCGCAAACATAAGGCTCTGAACGTGTTACGAACTAACTAACCGGAGCCGGACCGATGGCAAAAAAATCTAAGCGTTTTCGTATTGGGGTCGAAGGGGCCACCACTGACGGGCGCGTTATTGAACGTGACTGGATCACCCAGATGGCGGCGAGCTATAACCCGCAGGTATACACCGCGCTGATCAATATGGAGCACATCAAAGGCTTCACCCCTGATGGGCCTTTCCGTCGTTTTGGCATGGTGGAAAAACTGGAAGCGGAAGAAATCACCGAAGGGGCTTTGTCCGGGAAGATGGCGCTGTATGGCTGGATTGCCCCGACGGACGATCTGGTCACCATGACCGGTAACTGGCAGAAGCTTTTCACCTCAATGGAAGTTAACACCAGCTTTGCCGATACCGGCTCCGCTTATCTGGTTGGCCTGGCGATTACTGACGATCCGGCAAGCCTCGGCACTGAAATGCTGCAGTTCAGCGCCAGCGCAGAGCATAACCCCCTGGCGCGCCGCAAGCTGGACAAAGACAACCTGTTTACCGCTGCTATTGAAACGCTGATCGAGTTTGAGGACGTGCCGGAAAAAACAAGCCTGTTTACCCGCGTGAAAGAGCTGCTGTCCCGCAAGGGCGCCGATGATAACGCCCGCTTTGCTGATGTGAATCAGGCTGTTGAAACCATCGCGCGTGAGCATCAGACGCTGGCGGAGCTGGTCAGCACCCATCAATCCGATTTCAGCAACAAGCTGAGCGATATGCAAAAGGTTGTTGATGAGACAACCAGCGCACTCTCCACCCTGCGTGAGCAGCTTTCCACTCAGGACAGCCGCAGCGAACGCCGCCCTAATGCGACCGGCAATAACGGCGCAGAACAAACAACCGATTGCTGACGGAGCAAAAGCACAATGAAAAAAGAGACTCGCTTTAAATTTAACGGTTATCTGACGCAGCTCGCCAAGCTCAACGGCGTATCTGTGAGCGATATCGCCTCGAAATATACGGCTGAGCCGTCAGTGGCGCAGACGCTGGAAACGAAAATCCAGGAGTCTTCCTCGTTCCTGCAGAAAATCAACATTATCCCGGTTGATGAGCAGTCCGGCGAGCGTCTGGGGCTGGGTATTGGTTCCAGTATTGCCGGAAATACTGATACCACCAAGAAAGACCGTGAACCCGTTGATCCGACTTACATCGACGGTGAAGGGTACAAGTGTACCCAGACTAACTCTGATACGGCGCTACCCTATGCGAAGCTGGATTTATGGGCCAAATTCCAGGACTTCCAGACGCGCATCCGTGACGCCATCATTACCCGTCAGGCGCTTGACCGCATCATGATCGGCTTCAACGGCGTGAAGCGTGAAAAAACGTCAGACCGCGCGACCTATCCACTGCTGCAGGATGTGAATATCGGCTGGCTGGAAAAAATCCGCCAGGAGAAACCCGTTCAGGTGATGGATAAGATCGTGTCCGAAGGCGAGGTGATTTCTCAGACTATCCGTGTCGGTAAAGGCGGTGATTTCCTGAATCTGGACGCGCTGGTTATGGGCGCCGTGAATGAGAAAATCGCGCCGTGGTATCAGGAAGATACGGAGCTTGTGGTTATCGTCGGGCGCCAGTTACTGGCGGATAAATATTTCCCGATCGTCAACCGTGACCAGCCAAACAGCGAAACGCTGGCGGCAGATCTTATCGTCAGCCAGAAGCGTATCGGCAACCTCCCGGCCGTTCGTGCGCCGTTCTTCCCGGCGAATGCCATGCTGATCACCCGCCTGGATAACCTGTCTATTTACTGGCAATCAGGCTCCCGCCGCCGTTCGGTCATCGACAATCCGAAGCGTGACCGCGTGGAGAACTTCGAGTCCGTTAACGAGGCATATGTTGTCGAAGATTACGACGGCGTTTGCCTGGTTGAGAACATCGAACTGTTGCCCGTGCAGGCAGGTGGCAATGCCAGCCCGGCGCTGACAACTGAAACCATCCAGGAAATCGTCACGGCAGCGGTGAAAGGCGCGCTTGATGCGCAGGCAGCTGGCGGTGCTGACGCCGGAGCGTGATAAATGAATCCGTTCCGTGCTCACACTCAGTATGTACAGGCACAGGATGCCGCCCGGCAGGGCGGCAGTAATGCCAGCCTGACGGGCTACAACCAGATGCTGTTACAGCTGACAGAACACCTCAGGCGCCTTAAAACCGTCCAGTCAAATGAGCGCAAGGCTCAGCTCAAACGTGAGTTTCTTCCCGCTTATGCCTCATGGATTGCCGGTTTACTGGATGCTGACGCGTCAGGCCAGGACGACGTGGCGATGTACGTCATGATCTGGCGCATTGATGCCGGAGACTATACCGGCGCGCTGGACATTGCCCGCCATGCCATTAAACACGGTTGGGTCCTGCCGCAGCGATTCAACCGGACCTGCGGGACCGCTGTTGCGGAAGAGTTTGCCGACGCGGCAATGCACGCTTTTTCTGCCGGTGAATCATTCAGTGCCGCCATTCTTACCCAGGTGCTCGATATCGTTGAAGGTCAGGATATGCCGGATCAGTCCCGCGCCCGACTTCATAAGGCGATGGGCTACGCGCTGCGGGATAACGATCAGGCAGTGGCGGCACTTAACCATCTGAAGCGTGCCCTGCAGCTGGATAACAGTTCTGGCGTCAAAACCGAAATCAACAAGCTTGAAAGCCGATTGCGACAGGCAATGTCGGCTTAACGAATCGTGCCAACGCGCGGGGCGGCACGGGGTGGCGACAGGCTTTATGCCGCGTCAAAACCCCGTCCACCGCCCAACTATTAGGGAGTGCCAGAAATATGCAATTCGTTTCGCCGGAACAGGCCGGGGAAAGTACCCAGGACGTTATTAAAAACACCAGTTTCTGGCCTGATGTCAGGGTTTCAGAGTTCCGCCGTGATATGCGCATGGATGGGAGTGTCACCGATCCACGCCTGCGTCTGGCGTTGCTGACAGCAATTGCTGAAGTTAACGCTGATCTTTATGAGTTCCGCGAGAAACAACGGGCGCAGGGGTATGCGAGCCTGGCCGACGTCCCTGCTGGTGTGATCGACGGCGAAAGCCAGCGGCTCATGCTGTATCGCCGTGCGGTGTTTTGCTGGGCAAAAGCAAACCTGGTTGAGCGCTATCGCGATTTTGACGCAACCGGCGACGGAAGCAAGAAAGCCGAAGATATCGAAACAACCTTAGGCGAGCTGTGGCGCGATGTGCGCTGGGCGGAGTCCCGCCTGCGCGATATGCCGCATATGACTGTGGAGCTGATTTGATGAAAGTGCGTGCGCATCAGTATGACACGGTGGATGCACTCTGCTGGCGCCATTACGGGCGCACGCAGGGAGTCACTGAACAGGTGCTGCAGGCGAATCCGGGGCTGGCTGAATATGGCCCCATTTTACCGCACGGGCTGCAGGTGGAGCTGCCGGATATCACGGCGTCAACCACTGCGCAGACTGTCCAGTTATGGGACTGAACTATGACGCTTGAACGAATCAGCGCCTTTATCACTTACTGCGTTGCCCTGCTTCTGGCATGGCTCGGCGATTTGTCTCTTAAAGATGTATCGACCATTACCGGTCTTGCGCTGGGGATTATTACTGCAGCGGTGACCTGTTACTTACGCTGGAAAGCCTACCAGCTGCTGCGGGACGGCAGAATATCCAGGGGGGAATATGAGTCCTTCAATCGTTAAGCGTTGCCTGGTCGGCGCGGTGCTGGCGATTGCCGCCACGCTGCCGGGCTTTCAGTCGCTTCATACCTCCGTCGAGGGGCTGAAACTGATTGCTGATTTCGAAGGGTGCCGCCTGCAGCCATACCAGTGCAGCGCCGGGGTCTGGACTGACGGGATCGGCAATACGTCCGGGGTAGTGCCGGGCAAAACCATAACGGAGCGACAGGCCGCGCAGGGGTTGATTAATAACGTGTTGCTGACGGAAAAAAGGATTGAAGCCTGCCTGCAGGTTAAGCCACCTCAGCATGTTTACGATGCCCTGATCAGTATCGGCTTTAATGTCGGAACGGGGGCAATCTGCCGGTCAACAATGGTTTCTTACATCAATCGCCAGCAATGGTGGCAGGCGTGCAACCAGCTCCCCCGCTGGGTTTATGTAAATGGTCAACGGAATAAAGGGCTGGAAAACCGGCGCGCCCGTGAGCTTGCCTGGTGCCTTAAAGGGGCAGGGGCATGACGCGCGCACTGGCGGTGATCCTGGCTCTGGTGCTGGCATTGCTGGGCTGGCAGTCATGGCGGCTTAACAATGCCGGTCACACCATCGGGACGCAGGCTGAGGCGCTTAAAAAGAACAAGCAGGAGCTGGCGAAGAAAAACAGCCAGCTCATCAGCCTGTCCATTCTTACCGAAACCAACAGCCGGGCGCAGATGCAACTTTATGCTGCAGCGGAGGAGACTTCCGCTCTGTTGCGGAGTCGCCAGCGCCGGATCGAGGAGCTAAAACGTGAAAACGAGGATTTACGCCGCTGGGCTGACACTCCTTTGCCTGCTGACATTATCCGGCTGCGGGAGCGCCCGGCCCTCGCCGGAGGTGCAGCTTACCGTGAGTGGTTGTCCAAAAGTGACGCAATGCCGCCTGGACAGGTCAGCGCCGCGCAGTAATGGGGATTTGAACCAGGTGCTGGATGAGACTGAGGCCGCCTGGGCAGTATGTGCCGACAAAGTGGACACGATCATAGCGTGTCAGGAGCGAGACAGTGAACAAGCCGCAGTCCTTACGCAACGCCCTGAATAAATCGGTGGCGTATGTCCGTGACAACCCGGACAAACTGCACCTTTTTGTTGATAACGGTTCGCTGGTCGCAACCGGCGCCCGTTCAATGTCATGGGAATATCGCTACACCCTGAATGTGGTGATTGAAGACTTTAGCGGCAACCAGAATTTAGTGATGGCGCCCGTGCTGCTCTGGTTAATGACCAATCAACCGGACGCTATTAACAACCCGGAGCTGCGCGAAAAACTTTTTACCTTTGACGTCGATATCCTGAGCAATGATCTGTGTGATATCAGCCTCAATCTGCAGCTCACGGAGCGCGTGATTGTCAGCACAGACGGCACTGTATCGAGCGTTGAAGCGGTGCCGGAACCCGACGTACCCGAAGAAATGTGGACGGTGAAACGTGGATGACCTGCAGAGGGTGGATGAGTGGCTGGCGGCCCTGCTGGCGAATCTGGAACCGGCAGCCCGCAACCGTATGATGCGACAGCTGGCGCAGGAGCTGCGCCGGTCGCAACAGCAAAACATCAGGCTGCAGCGCAATCCAGACGGCACCGCCTTCGAGCCGCGCCGGGTGACGGCCAGAAGTAAAAAGGGGCGCATCAAGCGCCAGATGTTCGCCAAATTGCGCACCACTAAATACCTGAAAACCGCAGCCACTGCGGACTCTGCCAGCGTGCAGTTTGATGGGAAAGTCCAGCGCATCGCCCGTGTTCACCATTATGGTCTGCGTGATCGAGTCAGACGCAACGGCCCGGAGGCCCGGTACCCGGCACGCCGTCTTTTGGGTGTGAATGATGAGGTGGAAACCGTCACCCGCGATACGTTGTTACACTGGTTACTTGATTAGTGTGTTTGAAGTGATATCTGAAACTCACAAAATCCCAATTAATTCTTCCATCGTCAAATCCGGCCTCTTTCAAAATGACAAGGCAGTTTAGACGTCGGAACAAAGAGTAATAATCCTTTAGTAAAAATGTGCTTATCGCACCATTCCTTTTTAAAGGGGGAGTTTGGTATGTGCCGTTATGGAAAAGTGCATTGCGTAAACTCGCATAGATATCAAGAGAGTGAGATGGTCTTTTATTGTCTTGTTGTTTGATATCAAAATTGAATTTTTTAAGGTATTTATACAGTACAGAGGCTATACCGCTGGTGAGGTCATTTTCTCGTTGGCGAGCTATAGACTCTAAACCCGAAAATAATAGATAGTATTTTATATCTATATAGTTCGTTTGATTAATGAAAACTTGCGTGTTTTTATGGATCAGAAGAGAGAATTGATGGTCTTTATCAATGATAATCTTGTTTAATGCGGATTCAATAAAATATCTTCTGGAGTTTTTAGAAAAATAGTCTTCTCTAATCATTATCCCATTGCTAACAAGAGGGAGTGTACTAGTAATTACCTTAGGGTAATCATTGTCAAGATTATCAATGGTCTCGTGTTTTTTTAATGCATATCCAAATGATACAGGACGTTGTTCTATGAAAGATAATATTGCCGAAAGATGAAATATTATGTCTCGGCACTCATTGTTATCCTTAATGTCCAATTCTAGAAAGGCCGTAAGGTGTAGTTCTGTTTTTATTTGCATTATTTTTGTTATTTCAGATGCGGATTTAATTACTGGAAATATAGTGCCAAAAGAGAAATGAGTCACTTTTGTGATATTGAATCCATATATTCCAACAGTAAGCATAAGGCCTCCTTTTTGTGCTGTAGACCATACAAAGGACCACAAGTTTGTAACTCATTCTAATGTGAGAATCTTATGAAATGAACGTACAACTCACAGAAATCATGCGCCTTATCACCAACCTGATCCGCACCGGCACCGTAACCGAAGTGGACCGGGAAAACTGGCTGTGCCGGGTGAAAGTGGGCGATCTTGAAACCAACTGGATTAACTGGCTGACACTGCGCGCAGGTGGTGCCCGTACATGGTGGTGCCCGTCGCCGGATGAGCAGGTGGTGGTGCTGAGTATGGGCGGCAATCTGGAAACCGCTTTTGCCTTACCTGCGATCTATTCCAACCAGTTCGCGCCGCCGTCGGACTCCGTGGACGGCTCCGTAACGGAATACCCGGACGGCGGCTGGTTTGAATATGAACCTGCGACCGGCCGCTGGCATGTGCGGGGCATCAAATCCATGGTGATCGAGGCTGCAGATAACATAACCCTGAAAACGGGGGAGTTTGTGGTGGAAGCAAGCAACACGCGCATAAACAGCGAGGTGGTGATCAATGGTGGCGTCACCCAGGGCGGCGGCGCCATGAGTTCTAACGGGATCGTAGTCGATAAACACGGTCATACCGGCGTTAAGTCCGGCGGCGATACATCAGGAGGCCCGGTATGACGCTGTATATCGGCATGAGTCAGGGCAACGGCAGGACCATTACCGACACGGACCACCTGCGCCAGTCGGTCCGGGATATTCTGCTGACCCCGCAGGGGAGCCGCATTGCCCGCCGGGAATACGGCTCGCTTCTGTCTGAACTGATAGACCAGCCGCAGAACCCGGCGCTGCGCCTGCAGATTATGGCGGCTGTTTACGTATCGCTGAGTCGCTGGGAGCCTCGGCTTATGCTGGATTCCATCACCATCAACAGCAGCTTTGACGGTTCGATGGTGGTTGAGCTAACCGGGAAGCGCAATAACGGCGCGCCGGTTTCACTTTCGGTATCAACAGGAGCAGACAATGGCAGTCATTGACCTTTCCCTGCTGCCCGCCCCGCAGATAGTGGATGTACCGGAGTTTGAAACGCTGCTAAACGAACGGAAAGCCGCGTTTGTAGCCCTTTATCCGGCAGACGAGCAGGACGCGGTAAGGCGCACGCTTGAGCTGGAGTCTGAACCCGTGATCAAGCTCCTGCAGGAAAATGCGTATCGTGAAATCCTCCTGCGTCAGCGCATTAACGAGGCGGCGCAGGCGGTCATGGTGGCTTATTCCATGGGGAGTGATCTCGATCAGCTGGCCGGTAACTGCAACGTAAAACGTCTGACGGTTATTCCTGCAGATAACGACGCGGTACCGCCGGTTGCTGCCTTGATGGAAAGTGATGAGGCTCTGCGTCAGCGTGTTCCTGCAGCTTTTGAAGGACTGTCAGTTGCAGGCCCAACGGGAGCTTACGAGTTTCACGCTAAAAGCGCTGACGGGCGCGTCGCTGACGCCAGCGCAACCAGCCCGGCCCCGGCTGAGGTGGTGCTTACCGTGCTGAGCCGTGAGGGCGACGGAACGGCTGCGGCGGATTTGCTGGCTGTGGTCGAACAGGCGCTTAACAGTGAGAACGTGCGGCCGGTTGCTGACCGTCTGACGGTGCGCAGCGCTGAAATCATTCCGTACAGCGTGGATGCGACGATCTTTCTTTACCCGGGGCCAGAAGCTGAGCCGGTGATGGAGGCGGCAAAAGCCAGCCTGCAGAAATATATCGCCAGCCAGACGAGGCTGGGGCGTGATATTCGCCGCAGTGCTATTTATGCCGCGCTGCATGTTGAAGGTGTGCAGCGTGTTGAGCTGGCCTCGCCGCTCGCTGATGTGGTGCTGGATAAGACACAAGCCGCTTCATGTACGGAATGGAGCGTAACCAACGGGGGAACGGATGAATAGTCTGCTTCCTCCTGGCTCATCGCCGCTTGAGCGCCGCCTGGCGCAGACCTGCAGCGGCATTTCCGATCTGCAGGTGCCGCTGCGGGATTTATGGAACCCGGCAACATGCCCGGTCAAGTTTCTGCCGTATCTGGCGTGGGCCTTTTCGGTTGATCGCTGGGACGAAGGATGGGCGGAGAGCGTGAAGCGCCGCGTGGTGCAGGATGCGT